CGGTCAAAAACTGAAAGACCAAAAGAGTACAAGCCCCCATCATCTCTAGATGCACCACCAGCGCCTGACGGATTTAGGCACAGATGGATAAGAGCAGAGTCACTAGGTTTTAATGACACCAAGAATATTCATGGGAGATTAAGATCTGGATATGAGTTAGTGAGAGCTGACGAATATGATTCTCAAGAATATCCAACTGTCTTAGACGGAAAATACGCTGGAGTGATTGGAGTAGGTGGCCTTCTCCTGGCAAGGATACCGGAAGAACTCGCACAGGCTCGAATGGACTATCAGAGAAGACAAACTGAAGGTCAAGACGAGTCAGTAGAAACCGACTTACTGAAGGATCAGGATAAAAGAATGCCTATCAAAATTGATAGAAATTCTAAGCAGACTTTCGGTGGTACAAAGAAGTAATTCTTAAACTATCCGAAATAATATCAACCGAACTGGAGGCCGTTTTACGACGGCAGGTTCATAAGGAGTAATAACTATGGCAAATAGAAACACACAAGGTTTTGGTTTGATTGCACAAGGTACTGTTGGTTCAACACCAGCTACTGGCGGTCAAGGCAAATATCTTATCGATGCTGGCATGGGTGTTGACTTGTTCCAAGGTAGTGCTGTAAGAAGCGCCGCTGGATACATTGTTACTGCACAAGCTGCCATCACTAACACTTGTATAGGTGTGTTGAATGGAATATTCTATAACGACGCTACTACTAAGAAGCCGACGTTTGCGAATTTCTACAACCAACCTATTACTCCAGCTAATAGCGAAGATATAACTGCGTTTGTAATTGACAATCCTAGCCAACTTTTTGTTGGTGCGATTGATGCAGCAGCAGCTCAAGCTGAATATGGTAAAACATATGGCTTAACTGTAACTGCAGCTGGTTCAGAAATTTCTGGACAGTCAAGTTCAACGTTAACTTACGCTACAAGGCACGCAACTAACAATCAATGGAGATTGGTAAGATCAGCAGAGGATCCTGAGAACAACGAAAACGCAGCGTTTAGAAGCGTTGTAGTTGCTCACAACCTCAACCAATACTTCACTGGTGCGGTTACGTGGCAATAATAGGAGCATATAATGGCAATATCACGAGCACAGCTAGTTAAAGAACTAGAACCAGGCCTAAATGCTTTATTTGGGCTGGAGTACAAAAGGTATGAAAATCAGCATGCTGAGATTTATACAACAGAATCATCTGACAGAGCTTTTGAAGAAGAAGTAATGTTAAGTGGTTTTGCAAACGCAGATGTAAAAGCAGAAGGTCAAGGAGTTGCGTTCGACGAAGCGCAAGAAACTTACACTGCTAGATACACTATGGAAACGATCGCTTTAGCTTTCGCTATCACAGAAGAAGCAATAGAGGACAACCTTTATGACAGACTTTCTTCTAGATACACAAAAGCTCTTGCAAGATCGATGTCTAATGCAAAAGAAGTTAAAGGAGCATCACCTTTGAATAATGGTTTACCGGGAGTTACAACTGGTAAATTTACATCAGGGGATGGAGCTAACTTATTCTCAGTTTCACACAGCACAATCGCTGGAAACGTGAAGAATACTTTAACTACGCAAGCAGACTTAAACGAAACTTCATTAGAGCAGTCTTTGATTGACATTGCTGCAATGACTGATGAAAGAGGTTTAAGAATCGCAGCTAGAGGAGTGAAAATGATCGTTCCTTCTGCGAATCAGTTCAACGCTGAGAGATTGATGAAATCTCAAGGTAGAACTCAAACTGCTGATAATGACATCAATGCAATCAACAGCATGGGTATGATCCCACAAGGTTACAGAGTTAATAACTTTTTAACTGATGCTGATTCATTCTACATTATCACGGACGTTCCAAACGGTATGAAAATGTTCTCAAGAACTCCATTGACAACTTCAATGGAAGGGGACTTTGATACTGGCAACGTAAGATACAAAGCTAGAGAAAGATACGCTTTTGGCGTTTCTGACTATAGAGGTATCTTCGGTGTTGAAGGTGCGTAAGCAAAGTTAAACATTTTTGTGGCCGGACACAGTTCGGCCACATTCAATAAATAACATGGTGAGATTCATGAAAACATTCACAGTAAAAATATGGGCATACGAACATTACGCAAAATTTAACGTTTTGTCGGAAGATAATGCTATTTCTCTTGAACAATCAATCCTTGACAAATTGGGAGAAAAGAGTATAAACTGGGAATATCTCGGAAACTCATATGACGACCGAGTAAACAGAATAACCTATGAGGAGGTTGTTGATGATACAAGACCTATACAAAGCAAAAAGGTCCTTGGAGTTGAAGTGGGAACAGGAGCATCTGTCTAATGGTAGATACACTCTTGAAATGGTCAGAATCGATGACAAAGTTAAAAAAGTTATCACTGACATTAAGCTGGAAGAAGCAGCTATTGCTCACAGACAGAATACTGTCGAAGATGCAGCTCCACAAGTTTCTGTAGCTACTTAGAACAAAAGCTACATCGCTGAAATCGCACTTTCTTTTAAGGCTCTCTTGCACTCTACTAAAATCTAATATATAAATAACTCACTATACAATTTTAAAACGATACGTAGACGCGTATAGTCGACGGCCTAGAGACTATGTATCATAACTAGGAGGATAAAATTATGGCAAACACTACATTTTCTGGACCAATATTAGCTGGTACTATTAAAAATACTACTGGAACTACTGTTGGATCAGACGTAAAAAACACAGGTCAAGTGTTAATGTCTCAATCATTTTCATTTGCTTATACAACTGAAGGAGCAGCGACTGACACTAACGTTGTAATTCCAGCTAACTCTCAAATCGTAAGAATCGATGTTAACGTAGAAACTGCGTTTAACGATTCAGGTTCTGACATACTTGAAGTTGGTTCATCTGCGGATACTGATTTATACGTTAATGACGTAGCTATTTCAGCAGTTGGAAAGATAGCTTTAGGAACAGCTGCACTTTGTGCAAACTGGAAAGATATTGGATCTTCTGACATCAGAATTGGTTACATCTATAATGGTGCAAACAATGATGCGTCAGCAGGTGCTGCTACAGTAACTGTTAGTTACTTACAGAACAATAACCTTTCGTAATAATAATTAGAGTGCTCCTTCGGGAGCACTTTTTAAGGAGAATAAAATTATGTCAATAACATCAAAAGTTAGACAATCGGTAATTCTGGCAGCAGATGGACAAGTACAGTCATTAGTAGGTGGTTCAGCAACCAATATTACTAAAGCAAATATTATGACTGTATTTGCAATGTCAAGCGCAGCTGATGGAGAAGTAAAACTTTATAATGAAATAGGAAGTGGTGTAACTGCTTCTAAATTAATTTTTCATGGTAAGTTTGGTACAGCAGCGAATCACGTGCATGAGTTTAAAATACCAGGAGCTGGTATTTATGCTGACACTGGAATATATGCAGATTTAACTAACGTAGACTTTTTTTATATAGTCGGAACATTTTAGAGGATTAGCCAATGGCGAATACTACTTCCTCATCATATTCATTTGATCAGGATTTCTCAATAGATGAAATCATTGCAGATGCATACGAACGTCTTGGTTTAGTTGGGACGGCAGGACATCAAATTAAAACTGCAAGAAGATCTTTAAATATTCTTTTTCAAGAATGGGGTAATAGAGGAATACATTTTTGGGAAGTAGGAAATACAAATATTAATTTAGTTGTAGGTTCAACAACTAATATTGATGCTACAGCTGAAGGGTCTGGAGTTTATACTTTTTACAGAAATTCTACAGATGTGCCTGGAGGTGGAGAACCACCACAAGCTACAACTGTACCAACAGCAAATGTTTATGGTATTTCAGATATTTTAAATGTTACATATAGACAAAATTACAATACAACAAATCAATCAGATATAGGATTAACTAAAGTTGCAAGAGATGCTTATTCAGCAACAGCTAACAAAGCATCTAATGGAACGCCTTCACAATTTTGGGTACAAAGATTTATAGATAAAGTTA